GCTGCCAAAAGCCCGACTGCCGCCAAACGCCGTATCGCGTTTTGTAAGCGGAGTGCTGGGCAGAAGAAGATGTGGCCTAAAGCAGCAGCAGACCCAGAGAGCCGTCTAAACAAAGCAAGGCGTCAATGGGATTGCTAACGTGTACACGGTGCAAAACAGAAAAACCAGCAAACGCTGAATTTTTCCCATTGCACAACAAAAAACATAACGGGCTAGATTCATGGTGCCGTCAATGCCGTCGGGAGTGCAGGCGCGCAATACGTTTGCCAAAAGGAGTTTCTGATAAAACGCGAGGGCTTGAAGCTCGCGCTTTGCCAGAATGTGTAATTTGCGGTGAGACAAAAGATGGGAAGTTTGCCGTAGACCACGATCACAGCACTGGGCATGTGCGTGGCGGTTTGTGTATGCGATGCAACATGGGACTTGGGCATTTTCGAGATAACCCAGAGCTTCTTCGTTTTGCCGCATTGTACCTTGAAGGCCGTTGCGCTTGCGGAGAGTGCCAGCCGTACTGGGGCGGAGAAGCAACGGTAGACGACGAAAACACGGATATATTCTTTCCAGTGTAGTGGCTGTAACTAACGTTTAGCAGGAGATAGCGATGTCTGTTGGAAACTTGCTCAAAAGCACGACGACCGTTGCCGCTGCACAAGACGCTGCCACCATCTCGGGTTTGCCCAGTGTAGGATCGGTCGGCATCCAAGTGACGGGCACCTTCTCCGCGACGATCACGTTTGAGGCCACCGTGGATGGCACGAACTACGTCGCCCTCAACTGCCTCCCCAGCAACAGTGCCACCACTGCCTCAACCGCGACAGCAGCGGGTGCCTTCACGGTATCCTCTGGCGGGTATGCCGCCGTTCGGGCACGGTGTTCGGCCTACACCTCTGGCTCGCCCGTCCTGACCGTCCGCTACGTCGGATCGTGACCGAGACACTGCTTCGTCTCCTGTGGCCGCTGGTGCTGGTCTACGGCATTTATCAGGGCTGTGCAACGGTCAAGCTCTTTGCCCCGTTACGGGATACGAGTCCAGTGGAAGAAGACCCGTACACCGTGCATGTGCCTGAAGATTTGGTCGCCGTCGTGTTGCAGTACACCGATAGCTGGGCGCAGGAAGATGTGATGAAGTCTATCCGTGAAAAGTACGCCACGTTGCGGGACTGGAACGCAGTCCGCTCGGCCTTTGGTGTTGGGAGGATTGACGCATGACGGGACCGATGTTCTTTGACGACAACGACCCGATGGGGTTGTTGGCTGACGGCACCGCGACCGTCCCCTCGCTCGACGGCCCGATCCTCGAAACAGAAATGCTTCGGGCGATGGAAGGGTTGTCGAACAATCCGCTTGGCCCGAACGAGAAGGTCGCGCCTAACCCGCCGTCGAACAACACCAGCACCGTATCCGAGAATGATGCAAGTTTGCGGCGGGCGTTGTATGGCTACGACTTCCCCGCTGCGGACGACGGCGACGACATCGACCCCTCCGCGTGGGCGTCGTGGTGTCGCGGGCTGTGGGACAGCCGCCGTGAAGCGGTGCAGATGCATCTCCACCTCGTCGAACGCAACCGCCTCTTCCGTGCAGGGCAGCAGTGGATTTCGGCCAACGGCATGGGTCCGTGGCGGGAACCGGCGCGTCCGCGTGATGCGGCCCGTGTCGTGTACAACATGGTTGATAAGGCGCTAGATCAGCGGTTGCAAATTCTGATGGATCAGAAGCCCGGCTTCTCCGTCACGCCCGTCACGCAAGACCCCGAAGATCGTCGGAAGGCGCAAGCCCAACAGATGGCGCTGGAGTACCAGTATGAGCAGCAAGAGATGCAGCGTATGGCGAGAGAAGCGAGTTTCTGGGCGCAAACGGACGGCATTTCCTTCTGGCACGAGTACTGGGACCCGAATCGTGGACCGTGGGACGAGCGCATGGGCGATCTTGCTGGGCAGAAGAAGCCTATGGGCGATATTGGCTGTCAAACGCTTCGGGTGGAGCAGGTTCGTGTCTCGCCAAACGCGACCGCGACCCAGAAGCCGCATTGGGTCATTGTCCGCGAAGTGATTTCTCGGAGTGAGGCAGCGTATCGGTATGGCGTGACGGGATTGGACGCCGCCAACACAATGCTGTCCACCAGCAATGGCCCGACGTACAGCGGGAGTGAAGGGATTGGCGCATGGGTGCTCTCGCAAACCACGATTGGCGAAGGCCAGCGGTTGCGGGATGAGGATGTGACGGAACGGTTCACGGTCTATCTCCAGCCGCACCCCGATGTGCTGCCCGAAGGCTTGCAGATGGTGGTCGTTGGCGATGAAGTCGTGTTCGGACCCTCACCCCTTCTGTGGAACACGATTCCACTGGTCCCAGTACGCGACGGTTCCAGCGACCCCAGTTACTATCCGCGCCCCGTCATGGAGCAATGGATAGATCACCAGATGCGGATCAATGCGTTGTTGTCCAAGTGGGTCGAGAACATCCGTGTCAACGCGGGTGGTCGATTCCTGACACGCCCGAACGCGATTGCGACCGAAACCTTCATGGGCGGCGTCACGTCTATGATCGAAATTCGTGGCGCAGGTCCGATGTCAGACAGCATCCAGCCCGTCAATGGGTTTAGTGTCGGCAACGATGTCAAAGAAGCCCTCGCGTTGGAGAAGGGGGCGTTTGAAAACGCCTCGGGCTACAACTCGGTCAGCCGTGGGCAGGTAACGGGCGAATCGGGCCGTGCGATTATTGCCAGCCGTGAACAGTTGGAGCGGGTCTTTAGCCCCGGCGTCAATGCCTTAGCGATGGCCTTCACCGACTGGGGCAAGATCACGCTGGCGGGCATGTCGTGGGGCTATGATATGCCCCGCTCGCTTGGCGCAGTTGGGAAGGGTCGTCCTGACCTCGCCCGTGCCGTGTCGTCGTCGGACTTTGACGGGCAGAGTGATGTGAAGGTGGAAGCGGCGACGATGATGCCGATGCCGCTGGCGTTCCGCATGTACATGCTCGACAACTGGCTCCAGACGGGCGTGATCGACATGAAGGAATACCGCCGTCGCCAGATGTTTGCCGTGGCGGGGGACATCTCCACGCCCGACTCGGATCAAGAAGCACGGGCCAAGAGGGTGGCAGACGCCATTCGGATGCAGACGCCCGTGCCCGAGATGCGGTGGGTCGATGACGAGAGTATTCACCAAGATGTGTTGCAGCGGGAACTGCTGCTGCAAGACGACGTAGAGCCGTCGATCATTGCTGCCGCGATGGAGCGGTGGACGGCGCTCGCCAATCAAGCAGGGCAGAAACAAGGAGGAGGACCGCCGCAAGGTGGCCCCGCTCCTGCTGGCGCTGGCCCAGACGGCGGACCCCCCGCAGCCAGTGTACCAAATATCACACCGGGACAGTTACCGCTTGCCAGTGGCAACCCGCCCATTGGGATTACCAACCTCCTTCAACAGAATTTGGCTGGCATCCCAGAGGCAGAGCAGGCCGCACAGCAAGCTGACATCTTATCCCGACAGCAATAGGATCGTAGCATGGACCTCGGTGAAGCAATTTCCAGTGCCGTCGCAAGCGCCCTCCCACCACAGCAAGACACGGCTGTGGCTGAGGATGCCGAAGAAGGACTGGCTCCAGATGCAGCACAAGGGAGTGAAGACGCCGTAGAGGACGTTGAGGAATCAGAAGACCTTGGCGATCAGCCCAATATGCCAGAAGGATACGTCGCCGTTCCAACGGTGACGGATGATCTGGCGACAGAGTTTGCCCTCTACGATGCAGATGGAGAGGTAGAAGTCCCGAACTTGATGGTGGAGTACAAGGCCAACGGGAAGATGCGGAGTGACCGCTTGGATCAGGTGGTCAAGCTGGCCCAGTGGGGCGTGTACAACAAAGATCGGGAAGAGAAGGTCCAGCAGGTTGAGCAAGTTGCTCAACAGGTCTATCAGGAGCGCGAAGAACTCGCTGCCCTACTGTCGGAACGAGAAGAGCAGATTGAAAAGTTGTTGATGGACGACGATTTCTTGTTGGCCGTGCGTGATGCGTATGGAGAACAGAACTCGCCAGAAAGTAGGGCCGCTCGCGCAGAACAGGAGGTGAAGGACATCCGTGTCCAGACCCAAATGGCGGCGATTGCGGAGAAAGGCCAAGTGTTCTACAAGAACGAAGTGATGCCAGCCCTTAACATGATTGTTGGGGCACTGCCATCCATTTCCGTAGACGAGTTG